AAAACACAAAAAGCAGACAGAGCACGCCGGCGCGCAGCGCCAGCGGCCCCCCCCTTCCAGCTGTGGCAAGCCACAAAACAAACACAGTTCTTTCGCCCCGTGTCGTCGAGATAAGAAGTTATTGTTGTACCGCATTCATTATAACAGACTTAAAATCAAAAATCAATGAACCCGTGAAAAATTTTCACGACTTGAAAGCGGCGCCGCCAGTTCGGGCCGCCACTATCGCAGAAAGAGAGGTTTTGACAAATGGCACAACTAGGACTTTATGGCGGGTCAGTCACCGCCGGGGCCACAGACGGCGCGCTGCTGTCAACGGCGAACCCGCTAAAGTATGCAGGGGAAAAAGGCGCACTTGGAGACCCGGTAGCGTATGCCCTGCGCTGCCCGAACGGAGAACACGCCTATGAGATAGCTATTAGCGTGGCCGGTACTAATCCGGACTGGGTGACGCTGTCGCCCGACAATATAGTGTGGCGTGAAGCTATCACTATTCCGCAGGTAGGAGACATCAACACACTTTTCTATGTGAAAATCAACATACCGGAAGGCGCGGAATACAATCAGACTATACTTAACACGCTGCTTATTAAATACCTCGAAACAACTACAACAATTTAGGGAGAGTGCAGAAAATGGAGAAATTATATCGTCTGGCCAAGAAGTTCAAGGCGTATCAGTTTGACGGGGATTTAAAAAACTTCGATGGATACTACTGCCCGGAATGGGTGCAGCAGGCGTTTGAACGTGACGAGCTGTTTTTTATCGGGCCAGAGCTTTACCTTGACCACTTCGAGAACTGCGGCCTAGAACTGGAAAGAACGCATATCAGAGTTGGCGACTATATCACGCTGGATATAGAAAACATGAGAATTGACGCATTCAGTCCGGCGCAGTTTAATCGTTTTTTTGAGGCGGTGAATATCAATGATTAAACCGGAGTTGTTGGAGTATGTCGACGAATTAAAAAACTATATCACGGCCGACGGGGGCATTGATGTATTCGAGCTGAAAAAAACGTTTTATCACGATAACCCGGAAAAGGCGGGGGAAAAGTTAAAACTCGACCATTACTATATTAAAACCAAAAATGGCCGAGAATACTATATTACCAACCCGCCGGAAGACTTTATCAAATTTTGTAAGAACAGTTAGGCGGTGATGTTATGAACGAGGAAATAACGCTTGATTTTACGTTCGAGCAGCTAGCCCCTGCCGTGTTGGGCCCCTTCCGCTTCGAGGGTATTCAAAGTTCAATCGACAACGAAAACACGTACACGCTTGAGATTGAAGTATTGGAGCCGCCAAGACCGGAGCCAGTGCCGCCAGTAGTAACCGAACCAATTATTGTCAGCGGCAAGTATGAGGAAGTGCTCAACCCTTACGCGAATACCGACCCTATCGCTTATACGCTGTACCTCAATAACGCATGGGATGTTGCTGTCGATAACGCCGGGAACATCGTCACTACGTCGGGTGACTATGCCGTCGCTCAAAATGCCGCTAACGCCTGCCGCCTGTTCTACGAAGACGCGCCGCTGGATATGACGCGCGGCATTCCGTACTTTGATATCACGCTTGGCAAAAAGTCTTCTGTATCAGCGTCGGTACTTAGAAGCAGGATAAAAGATATCGTGAGTGAGATATACGGCGTGACGGATGTAGAAGTTGCTATAGACTATGACAACGAGGGTCGCATAGATGGCGGTGAAGTGCAGATAACGACGCTTAACAGTAAGAATGTAACTATACAGATTTGATAGAAAGGAGCTGCAAGAATGGCTATAACATTTAACCCGGATACTGGTATCGTAGTAGAAGACACGGCGACTATTCGGGCGCGGCTGGTTGAGCAATGGCAGAAAGCTTTTGCCGTTGACCCGACAAAACCGCTGCTTAACACCGAAACCGAAACCCCGGCGGGGCAGCTTATCGACGGTCAGGCAATCCTGATAAATCAGAAAGACAGCGCACTGCTCACGCTGGCCAACCAGCTAAACCCCAAAACGGCGGCGGGCGTTTTTCAGGACGCGCTGGCAAACATTTACTTTCTGACACGGCACGTCGCCCAACCGACTTACGTCACAGGGAACATCAAAGGCGCATACGGCACTATAATACCTTATGGCGCACTGGTGCAGGACGTGAACGGGTACACGTTTTTGAATACCACGGTTACCACTATTGACGAGAACGGCACAGCTACGGCGGTTTTCCGCTGCACACAGTATGGACCTATCGAAGTAGGTCCGAACACGCTTACAAAAATCATCACTGCGGTACCGGGCTGGGACAGTGTAACAAATGACGCTTCTGGCGTTACCGGCAGAAACAACGAGACGCAGGCCGAATTTGAGCAGCGGCGAGCTGAAAGCGTATCGAAAAACGCGCATGGTACAGCGGCGGCAGTACAAGGAGCGGTTAGCGACCTTGACGGCGTTGTTGCCTGTGAGGTAGTCGAAAACCGGGGCGATAACTTTATTACCAAAATGGGTGTATCTTTATCGCCGCATAGCCTGTATATTAGTGTGTACGGCGGCGAGCCGGAAGACATCTGCAACGCTATACATCAAAAGATAGACGGCGGCTGCGGAACGAACGGCAACACTAAAGTCGATGTTATCGACCCAACGACGCAGGCCGAGAATACGTACTACTACCAGATACCGGAAACTATCAACATGGGTATATACGTTACTATCAGGAAAACGTTATCCCTGCCTACAAATTATGAAAGCTTGATAAAAAAGGCCGTGCTGGCCAACTTTAACGGCGAGACTATCGACTATAGCCGCGTCAAGATGACACAAGTTTTGTACGCCAGCCGCTTTTATAAAAGCGTAATCCAGACGGGTGTAAATGATTTTGTAGGAGTGGAGCTTCAATATCCTGTCGGCGGCAGCCGTGTAGATAGCATTGAAATCCCGGCGGATGAAATCCCGGTTTTGTCCGAGGATAACATAACCGTCGTTGCGCTGGACGCTTAGGGGGTCAGAACATGGATTTTCGAGGCAATGAAGACGTAAGGGCCTGCGATAACATACGCGAGGAAAAGCAGCCGTATCTGCTTTCACAGTATTCTGCAAGTCCTACCATTTACCAGATACTAGCCGACTTCCGGGAAAACATTGACCCCACGCCGGATATCTGGACCTTTTACGACAACGTATTTAACATTGCGACGGCGCAGGGCGTAGGGCTGGACATATGGGGCGCTATCATAGGCATGGACCGAACTATATATGACCAGTCAACAAGTACAAAGATAACACTTAATGACGAAGGATATAGGAAGCTGCTTTATAATAAAGCACTGGCGAACATCACAGACGCTAGTTTGTACACACTGAATTACATGATAAATCAGCTGTTTCCTGACTACAGTGTTACGGTTTTAAATGTCCTCGTCGAAAAGCAAACCGAAGATGGGATGTATTACAATTCGTATCCAATGCACGTCAGGTTTCTTTTCAAGTCGTATCTGTCAGATGAAGACCTAGCTATATTCAAAGTTGGTGGCTCGCTATGTGTGGGCGCTGGCGTCGGCTGGGATTTGGTAATGATAGATACATCGAACGTATTCGGCTTTGACGGCAGCGGATTACAGCCGTTTAACTGTGGCGTATTTATGCCTGACGGCGGAATATTCGTTCCGGACGATGAAGAAACCATATCAGATTGAATGTTTCACGTGAAACATTAGATTGCGTCACTAGATTTTAAAAAGGGGCACGGACGGCGCGACGTGGCAAACCCTGCTCGAATTCATCGGTTCGCTGACGATGGACGAAGTGCAGGACGCTATAGACACGTCTATAGGGGAGATACCCAAACCGAAGCCGGTCAGCATGGGAGCTTATTCAACTGTAGGCAGCCGCGGCGTGGCCGCTACAGACGGATTTATAACTTCAATAAGTTATGATAACACAACTGTTGCGGGATACGTCAACGGCCTACAAGTCATGTACACGGTAGGCCGTAGTAAATACGGCCAAGGTCCTTGCTCTATCTCTTTCCCGGTCCCTAAAGGGGCGTCATGGAGCGTTAGCGGTGCTAGTTATGTAAGATGGTTGCCACTTTCTGAATAAAAAGGGGCGATAACTATGAGCGTCAACGAACCGTTGTATAACTTTGCGCGGGCATTCGCAGACCAAGGCACTAAAAACATCATCCCGGACAGCAACAACGAAGCGTCCGGACTTGCAAGTCTTATCAACGGCTTTCCGGCCATAACACAGGTAAAACCTGAAATGGGCGGTATCCCACCGCAAAGAGCAGACTTTAACGGCATTCTGTACATGCTTTCTGCCTTCTGCTTGTGGGCGCAGTCTGGTGGCCAGTACACCTATAAAAAAAACTTGCAGTACAACATTAACTGTATGGTTTTACACAAAAACGTTTTCTATGTCTGTTTGAAGGAGAACGGGCCAGACACGACAGCGGGCATAAAAGAGCCGGGCACGGACGGCGCGACGTGGCAAACCCTGCTCAAATTCATCGGTTCGCTGACGATGGACAAAGTGCAGGACGCTATAGACACGTCTATAGGGGAGATACCCAAACCGAAGCCGGTCAGAATGAGAGCTTATTCAACTGTAGCCAGCCGCGGCGTGGCCGCTACAGACGGATTTATAACTTCAATAAGTTATGATAACACAACTGTTGCGGGATACGTCAAC